GTGTCCGGCGCCTCCCCGGCAGAAAAAACGGCGGCGGATCTCGAGGATTTCCGTCGATTGCAATCGGAGCACGCCGCCACGAGGTTGGAGGGGTGGTCCGCATATGCACCCCCCCCACCCCCACCCCCACCGGCTCGAGGTACCACGTGGTCTACGGTGGTGGCGGGAGCTCCGCAGTACTGGCATACCCCACCGTCACGCCGCAAGATGTGAGCCCGGATCCGCCGCCATCTCCGGGTAGATCCACGCTTGGTGAGAGCAGAGCTACCGGCCACGGCGCCGCCTCCACCTCCCGACGAGAGCGGCAGTACCCAACACCACACCGGAGATGGCCACACCGATGAGCCCACCGAGTATCCACGCCGTACCTTCACCCATCCCCGGGGAGTATGGGGTGCTCACCTCTGCCGTACTCCCACCCATTCGGAGAGCTCCGCACCGTGGCTCGAGGGACGCCGGGATGCCACCCTCCGTCCCGTCTTGCGGATCACCCCGGCACGTGCGGCGGCGTTGATGAGAGCACCCACCGCATTGTTCCGATCTTTGCGGATCGCACCGGTGGGAAGGCCGACGTGCGCCGTCACATCTTCGGAGGTGAAGGGCACGCCAGTACCGGCGAGGCGGTGGATGGTGAGCTCATACCGATCCTTCCATGAGTGATCCGCATGGTCCCGGGCTTGAGCCATGCCCGACTCTTTGTGCTCGAGGGAGGTGAATAGATCCAATTGGGTGGGATCCCGGTGGGTCATACCGCCACCTCCCGCTCGAGGAATAGAGCGCCGATGTATTCGGTGTATGCCGGTGGGATGGCTTGGGAGAGCTCCCCGGAGGTGGCCATCCAATCGATACCCATAGCCTCCGCCCATTGGGCTCTCGTACCCTTGAACCGGTTGGGATTGCCATGAGGTGAGTACACCGGGCCATCGTGGAGGCATCCGGGAACGAGAGCGAGCTCCGGCCAGGACACCTCGAACCATCGGTGCCGCCTTACTCCCAATCCGAATTGGGAACCGCATAACACCACGTCGGGACGCATCGGAGCTCCGGGCACGTTTTCGATCACCCATGGCGTCCCGGTGAGCTCGAGCATCCGCCGGGTAGGGGTGAGTAGATCGGTGTGGTGAGAGCGGTAGTCATACCGGATGGCCCACCCCGTTTTGGTGAACGCCTTACATGGTGGGGAGGCGTGGATTAGATCGAAACCTTCCACCCATCCGGGGAGCTTGAGCACCGTTAGAGCATCCGCCTCGAGGAACCGGAACGGATAGTGCGGTTGTGGCTCCATATCCACACCCACAATCTCCGTGAACCCGGCGCGGTGGTATCCCATGGCCGCGCCACCGGCGCCGCAGTAGAGATCCAAGAGTCTCATTCGTCACCCTCTTCGACGTGAGCACCCTTCAGGAAGGCGATCACGAGGCTCACCGCCAGCACGTAGATCACCCCGCCCACAATCCACGATTCGACGGCGCTCACACCCTGTCTCGTTTTCGGAGGCTCACCGCCAGGATCACGAGAAGTACGGCGGAGGCGATCACCCCGGAGAGGAACCCGACGAGGAATTCCATCTAAGGCTCCCACCGATCACATATCACGAAGTGATCGACGGCGGCGCACGCCCAACACCGGGCGATCTCCACACCATCCTCGTAAAACCACAACGGTCCCGACTTCCGGCCACACCTCGTACACCGCACCGGCTCCCCGTCGGTCGAACCGGAGGCGTGAGCTCCCCATCCAAGGCACGCCGAGAAGGCTTCACGGTCCACCCCATGGGTCCGGGTGAGCACCCGGAGCTCATCGGCGGTGAGGCCCAACAACCAATTGCGGCGATCCCCGGGCGCCTCGAGATCCGGCACCCTTCCCCGGCGACGGATCACGTCGGGGATCGCCGCAAGCTTGCCGCTACTCATCGGGATCGAAGAGCTCGAGTAGGGCGGTGGCTTCGGCGGTGGCGTCCCGGGCACGGTCGATCACCGCTACCACCGCGTTGTCATAGTTGAGGCTCTTACACCATTCGTCGGCATCGGCCAGAGCGCCCGATGCTCTCGCCAAGGCTTGGCGGATCTCATCGACGCCAGTTCGGTGCCATTCCGCCGCGGTAGGGCGGGAACGGATGAGCGCCGGGGCGGAGGCATCCGGATCCAGGAACCGGGGATCACGCCGCGCGGGGATCACCTCCACATCCGACTCGAGCTCCGGTAGATCCAATTTCGGCCAGGACATCACACCATCTCCTTTTCTCTTTTTCTTTTACCTGCGTCCGCGTCCCGTTTTCCCTGGTAGTCGGATTCGAGGTGCGCCACCTGTGGAGCACTAGGTGCGCCACCTGTGGAGCAACCTGTGGAAACCGCCTCCGAATTGTCCACAACGCCGGGGAGGCGCGGTTGGTGGGGAGCACCGATCCCGGAGGAAGTACGGAGTGAGCCCGAAATCCGGTGCTCCCCAAGATTGATCCGATACCTCGTCGGGCGCCCTTGACGCCACCATGAGATCTCCAAATACCCATCGGCCACCGCGCGGGAGAGCGCCCGCCCGACGGAACGCCGTGAGATCCCCGTCATAGCCTCGAGCGCCCGTTCCGACACCGCCGCCTCACCATTCCCCGGAAGGGTCCGCCACGCCAGAGCCACCAACACCAATTGGACGGAGGCCACCGGGTGCGGATGAGCCCACACCGCCTCCACCGCCGCCGTACTCACGCCGCCGGGATTTGATAGGCGTGCGGAGCCGCCGAAGTATCTACTGTCACCACCCCGGCATCGACGAGATGCCGGAGGGAGGTTGCCGCGGTGTTTCTATTCACCCCGGCGAGCTCCGCAATCGCCGCCTGAGAAGGTCGAGGCCAATTCTTGCTCTGGAAGTATTTGAGGGCTAGGAACACCCGGACATCGGACGGTGCTAGATCCTTGGAGAAGGCCACCGCCTCCGGCACCTCGAGCACTTGCATAACGCCACCTCACATTCCGGCGGCGTGCTCGATATTTGGGCTAACATCCCCGGTAACGTCCACCGGGCTAATCCGCGGTAGCGCGATTGGGAGCACGCCGCACCGTTAACACCCACCCTATACCCAAGATGAGCAGGGTGCCTACGGATGCGGCAAGCTTTCTTTTCGCGGACCACGCCTCCCATGAGGCTCACTACGTAGGGTGGCGGACGCCTCCGGTGCTTAGTTGGAAGGCACCTAATGGAAAATGAATACGCCGCGAGCGGTGACGAGTCCGCCGGATTCGTGAACTATCTCATCCGCCAGGGATTGGCGGATCGGACCATCCGCATCTATGAGAATTCGGTGGAACGATGGCTCATCCATTGCGCGAGATCCCGCCGCGACAATGGCCGCGACGAGGCCGGTTGGAACCTCCCGCGCCGCACCCGCTATCCATGGTACAACGCCGCCGATGTGCTGAATAGATTGGCACGATGCCTTTTGTGCCCGATGAGGTGATGGCCGGGACCGATCCCGGGCCAGTACGTCCGCTCGAGGTGGCGGTGAACACCCGGAGCGATCCCACCCAATTGGTGAGGCTCACGGTATGGGAGCGGGACGTGCTCTACCTCACCGCGGAGCAATGCCGGATGCTGATAGCCGCCCTGGAACGTGCCCTAGATCACCCCGGCACGCTCGAGATACACCATTAGTTGCTCCACCTCGAGGGAATCTCGAGGGTGTGAATCGTCGGTGAGTAGTCCCGCCTCGTGAGCCTCCGTCCACGCGGCGCGGGCCCATTCGGACACCTCATCCCAATTCGGCTCGCCATTCGGTCCCGTCACGTTCCCTACACCTCCCATCATCGTCGGCCAGTCGAGAGCTCCCGGATCCCAATGGTCATTCTCCGTCACGTGCTGATGGCCGCATACTCCACCAAACCGTTCCCATTCGTACGCGGTGAACCGGAAACCCTCCGCGTTGGCTTGCGAGTATGAGAGCGCCGCGCGCCCGGGCCATACCGCCTCCACCCCATACTCCGCGCCGCACCATTCAATGAAGGCGGCGAGATCGGAGAGGGCCAGGGAGTCGAGATCTCCCACCCACGTCCGATCCGACGGATCATCATCGGCCACACCCTTATCCGAGTAGCAAATGATCTCCACCTGCAGGCTCCGGGAGCGGTTGGTTTCCACGCCGCCAGAGAGGTTGCGGAGAGCTCGAGCGGCCACGGAGAGATCGGTGTGCTGCGTCCACGTGCGATCACGAGGGTTGTAGGTGAGGTGCGGAGCCGATCCGCCGCCGTCATAGCCGGGGAGCCCTTCGGTTTCCGTGGTGTGGAGTACCACCCGGTATGGCACGCCGGATATGTAGGAACCGCCCGATTCGCCGTCACCCTTCCACCGCGCCGGCGGATACCTCGAGGCGCTCAATCGTCATCCTTCTGGCTCACACCATTGAGGCGCTCTTCGCGCATATAGCGGCGGAGCATCCGGGCGGTGAAGGCGCCGATCACGAGCCCCAAACCGATCCCCAAACCGGCGAGCCCGACGAGCACGAAGATTCGCCAGAATTCAGAATCCACCCCGGCCACCTCTCAAACGGGCAGAGCGTGAGAATCGGAACGTTCCGATATCCCGCAGGTTTCGCAGAAGAGGATCACCACCCGGATCTCCGATCCGAATAGATCCACCTCCACGTATTCGACTCGATCCAAGGTGTCCGCCCGACACCATCGGCACCGTTCCATACGCCGTATGGTAGGCGCTCGAGATCGCGAAATTCGACACTATGTGTCCCGGATGGCGGTACACCGGATGCCGGAGGTGACGGCAACACCATTAGCCGCGGTGGCGTTCCGACCCTGGAGCACGATGTTCACCGACGCCGCCGCCGCCACCGCCGCCATATCCGCATAGTTGAGCACCGTTCGGATGGTGGAGCCGTTATCCACGATGAGGCCATGGATGACACCGCCCACGTTGAACCGGAGCTCCAAATCGTTGGAGGCGGTGATCCCGGTGACGTTTGTAAACCCTTCGAGCTGGCACGTGAACGTATGCCAGTAGGTGGGGAGGGCGAGAGCGAACGAGGCGAGGGATTGGAATCCGGTGGTGAGGTTGATGTTCGATTGATTCACATTCGATCCGACAACAATCCCACCCAAGGCGCCTACCGGCACCCACACCCCGGCGAGGCGCACCTTGAGCACGTCGATATCTTCCTGATAGGCGAGGCCACCATCGGCTACGTCGGTGGGGAGAGCGGCGGCGGTGGCCACCACGTGCACCACCTTGTCCCGGATCTCATTACCCCATACCGACTCCACCGGCTGTCCGGCCACCACGTCGGGGATTTCGGTTTCCCATCCCATTAGCTAGCTACCTCCAATCCGATGGGCGCGCTCCAAAGCGCCTCATCCCATAGATCCACATCCCATCCGTCCGCCGGGGAGAACACGTACCGATCCCACACCCCTAGCTTCGATTTCCATTGGAGAGGGCCGATCTCGTGGCTCACCTTCTGTATCCACACCCGGCGATCCGTCACCTCGTCACCGTCATCCCAAACCAATCGGTGTTGGAATCCGAGATCCGAACCGGTGAGAAGTATGGGGAATATCACCTCCGGATCGGCCATCGGATTGATGTCGATACCTTCGATGAGAGAGGTACGGCCACCCAATTCGGCCACCCTCCACCCGGCGAGAGATGCCACATCCGCATCGGAGGTGTTGAGAAGGTCGGAGCGGGAATAGGTTTGTACGCCATGCTGGCTCATCGATGCGGTGTCCCGCGCCGTTTGTACCGATCCGCCGGCGCGGGCGAGCTCCACCACATTGGCCAGTACGTCGGAGCTCTCGAGGGTGTGGATATCCACCGGGCACGCCACCGGGACCGAGAGAGGATTGGGCGGTGCGTCGATGTTGGCCCAAATCGCTTGCTCTTCTGATGCCGCCTCTTTGGTGCGCCACCAATTCCGTTGGAGGAAGGTGAGGTTTCCGGACCGATCACAGAAGAGATCCCCACCCTCCGACGTAGCGGTTACCTCCGCCTCACCGGCCAGGTTCCGGGCGAAATTCGTACCTTGGAGGGTCATTAGGCCGGTGTCGATCCGCCGCCGATTGTTGGGTATCCGGGCGAGATCCGCGATCCGGTGGATGCGAGCTCCGGAACGTTCCCCGGCTCCCACCGGTGGCCGCTCGAGAAGGTCGATCCGCCCTAGACGTGCCATGAGATCGGTGGCGGAGATCTCGAGGAAGTGAACACCGTACGGCGTCCACCTATCGGAGATAGATCGGATGTCACCCCGGTAGAGCACCCCGGACCACGAGAAGGTGGTGGCGGTAGCCATGATCCGGATCTCATCACCGATGCCCATTGGGCTCCGCCAGGACCACCGCTCCCCGGGGATCGCCCCATCGGTCCAATCGGGCGCCAGGGTGAGGGTGAGGGTGAGGGTGGCCGCCGGGTATTGGTCGAATAGGGCGGATCGGCCACGTTCGATCCGGACCGATTGGAGCTCACAATCGGAGAGCTCCACCCATCCGGGCTCCGATCCCGCCCAATACTCCGGGCCATCCCATACGGAGCCATCCCAATCGGCTTGGGTAGGTGAATCCTCCCCGCGGGTGCCCCACCATACGGAGAGCTCGAGATAGTCCCGCCACGTGCTCACGGTGCGAGCCTCCACCCGGTCCCGTTCGATCTTTCATAGGCGCGGATCATCTCCACCACCGTCGAGCCGATCACCACCGGATCACCCACCCCGGCGTTCACCGTGATTTGATATGTGTTGGCCAATCCGCCGCCACGTCCTAGCGGTACCACCGCCTCCGGGCCAGCCTCACCGATCATGGCCACCGTCGGCCACCGGACGATCCCACCGGAGGCGAGGTAGGGGATGTCCGGGAACACATCGGATACGTGGATGCCTTTACCGCCGATCCCCGGCACCCATGAGGGCACCGTGAAATCGAGGCGCCAATCCAGAGCGTTATATCCCTGGATGATGGCGTTTATGAGGCCACGGAAGGTGTCCACGAACGTATCGACCACCGAGAGCGCGTGATCCCATGCTCCCTCCCAATCCCCGGTGAGTAGATCCACGAGCAATCCGATCACGTCACCGACCACCGATAGCGCCGGTTTCAAGATGGTGGTGGCCACCTCCGCAATGAACGAGAAGAGAGGCCCTAGATCCTCGAGCACCGGCGCCAGGGTGTCACCGACGAAACCGGCCAGGGTCGCCATGATGGGCAGTAGCGCCTTGCCTATGGTCGCCTTGGCGTTTTCCATGGCCGCGGTGGAGCGTGCCTGCTTCCCGGCCAGGGTGTCCGCCTCCCGTCCGAATGCACCCTGAGCTTTGGCGCCTTGCTGAGTCACGAGGGCCAAGGTGGCTTGAGCTTTGGCGCTAGCGGTGAGCTCTTCACCCTCCGCCACCAAACCCATCTCCACCGCCTTTTGCTGAACCTGAGCGGCGGAGAGGCTTATCGCATACTTCTCGAGAGGGTCGAATTGGCCCTTTAGAGCGCTGTTCACCGCGTCGAGGGCTCCGGTGACATCCCCACCGTATTGGGCGGCGAGATCCGCCCCTACTTGGGTGAGAGCTATCGACTGATCCGCCGCCGCTTGAGCATCGAAACCCATATTTTGGAGTAGGGCTCCGATGTTGGAGGTGCCCTGAGCAAACGCCGCCTCCGACAATCCGACGGATTGCGCCGCGGTTTCACCAAATTTCTTGATGGTGTCCGATGCGGGACCGAATACCGCATCCACCGCACCCATGGATTGCTCGAGATCGGAGGCCGCTTGGACCGAATCGGCTCCGAATTGGAGCACTTTGTCGGCCAGTACCGCCACCCCGGCCACCGCCGCTCCGGCGGCAAGGCCCTTCAATCCGCCTAGGAATCCGGCGGATTTTGTTTTCATGCCGTCTAGTGAGGCTTGAGCATCTTTGGTGTCACCGACGATGCGGAGGGTGAACACCCGGCCACGGTCGGTCATGGGCGCCTCACACCGGCTTATTCCAATAACGGTCGAGCACGTCGGCTATGGCATCGAACCATTCTTCGGCCACCTCCCGGCCACGAGCCCGGATCACCGGATAGAAGAAATATCCGACCTTGCCGAGATGAGGTTGGAATTGTTGGGTGGTGCGTTGGGCACGCCCACCGAATTCCGCCCCATACATGACCTCTTTGATGGGGGTGCCGGTGGAGAGCTTGCCGGTGCCCATGGCCACCACCGGTACACGGTCCCGGCGTGCCTTCACCGATGAGGCCACCTTCCGGGCCAGCCTCGTGGAACCGCCGGAATTGATACTCGAGGCGAGATCACCGGCGAGAGCTTGGGAGGCGTCCCGCACCTCATTTTGGAGCGCCTTATCCATTTTGGAGAGGGCGCGTAGAAGGTCATTCACACCCTCGATCCGGATCGGTGGTCTACTTCCGGCGCTTTTGGGCACGTTCCACCTCGCGCAGTACTCCCACCATGGCGTTGTATTCGGCCACGGTCACACTTCCAAGCGCTCGCGGGGAGATCCCATAGGCGTAGGCGATCCGGCTCCGTTCCCGGAGCCGGGATTCCCGGTAGGGTCCGGCTCCGGCACCTCCGCTAGCGCCGCATACACCTCACGGAGCGGCCATCGGCGCACCGCCTCCCACGTGAGCTCCGGATTGGTGCGCCGTTCGATGAGCCACGTGAATCCGTAGATAGCCTTCAGGTTGCTCCAAAAGTCACCGTCGGTCGGATCGACACCACCGACGAGATCCCGGAGCTCGTCGAGCTCGTCGAGGGTGAGATCCTCGAGCCGATCCGTCCCGCCCCGCGCCGTCACTTGGATTTACCGGTGGCCGCCGCCGCCTCTGCCATGGCCGGGGTGTACGCCGCCCACACCGGCTCCCCGGATTTGATGGCATAGGTGAGGCTTGGATTGGGATTGGTGCCCGACTCCCAAACCCCGGCGTTGGCCGGATTGAATGGGAGCTCGATAGTGAATTGGCGTTCTTGGGTGGCGTCGTCGTCGGTCCGCTCGAACACCAACACCTCTTGACCGACGAATGGCTCCACCGCTTGTTGGAGCGATAGAGGATCGGTGGCGGTGCCATATGACACCCTCCAATCGACGGTCCATTCCCACGTGATTTGGCCGGTGGCTTGAGCTCCCGGATTGCAATGGGTGCCCACGTCGATGTTTTCGATGTTGGGTGTCGCCTCGTCCCGGTTGATGTAGCACGAAACATCCACCCTCGTGGTAGGGGTGGCCGGATCGGCAAATTCGATCACCGGGCGCCGGAGCACCTTGGGTAGAGCGGCGGGCATTACTTACCTCCAATCAATCGCGGAACATTGTCAAATCGAGCACCCCGGCCAGGTAGTCCACACCTCCCGCCTCCACCGGACCGATCCGCCCTAGAGCCTCCACCGCCACCCCGTCGAGGGTTTCGCATATGGCGTATGAGGTTTCACCCAAAGAGATGAGGGTGTCCCACGTTCCGGCCAGGGAGAATCTCCCCGCGATCACCACCACGGAGAGGCGCACCGTGTAGAGGCAATGGGAGCCACCGGAGGTGAGTAGAGGATCCGCGGCGGTGACCACCACCGCCGGAGCCACCACCGTATCCACCGGGCGCGCCCATACCGTCACCGCATCGGGGAGCTCCGCCTCGAGAGCATCGGCCACCTCTGCCATGGCCGGAGCAATGATCGGAGCGGTGCCGGTGACGGTGGCCATCATGCGATCCCAAATGAGAGGCGTTCCCCGGTGAGAAGGCTCACCAAGTCGGGATCATGGCGCATCACATACACCGCGCCAGTCTCGAAACCTCCGGCGATCCCAAACGGCGCTTGGAATCGGTCGAAGTAGCGGACGGCGGCCAGAGTCACGAATTGGCGCCCTTGCGCCGTCTCGAGATCCGCCTCACCGCGCCCGGTGAGGTGAGCCCACAATGAGCACGCCGCGTCGAGCGCCCATCCGATTTTCTCGTCCCGCTCCGGCTCCGACGCCACCCCAAGGATGGCGCGGATGTCGTCCACCGTGACACCGCAAGCGCCGGTTGGAATCGGAGCCGGAACGGTCACCCTCTGAGCCCTTAGCTCTTCGCCGCCCTTGCGGCCAGCGCGGTGTACTTCACGATTCCCGCCGGGTAGAGCGGGAGGTGGATGGTGGCACCGAGGATGCCGATGTCCCGCCCCATGAGCGCCACATTGTTGGAGGTGACGGTTTCGGGCGGATTCTCCGACTTGCGGAGGCTCTTCTCATTGAATTGCACATCGGCGGCGGAGGCCGGTGAATGGAAGGCGGTAACACCGCCGACGTTCACGCTCTCCGCGGTGAAGTCGGGCCCTGCACCGAATGAGATCGACGGTTGGGAAGGATTGAGCAATCCGACCACCGCCTGCCATGAGGCGGTGGTGAGGGCCAGCCGATCACCGGGCACCCCGGTAGCCGCCCGGATCTCCGCCGACGTGGCGATCACCGCCGCGGAGAAGGCACCCCAATCCGCGGTCGGGAGCACCGCACCGCCGACGGTGGCCGCCGCCTCCGTGTCGGCCACGAATTCTGTTTCCGTGGCGTTGGCGTACTGATCCATGAGATCGGATGTGACCACCTCGAGCACCGACGGATCGGATTGAGCTATGAGCTCCAATGCCACATCCACGCCACCGGCGAACCATTCCATCGGATAGTTACCGGGCGCCACGGTGAGCTCCCGGGATGGGATCTCCGTCTTTTCGGCGCCACGCTTGCCGACGAGGGTGTGCTGTGTGATCCGCGGGAAGGCGAGCCCATACCCGGAGGCGGGGAATCCGACGGTCCCGGCGGCGGAGAAGAACGGGCGGAGGTTGTTGATGTAGCCCAAGAGCTCCGACACCCACGCATCCCGGATGAGCCCGGAGGCGTTCCCCGGGGCGGTGCCGATCACATCGGCCAGCGCTCTCTTCTCTCCGGGAGCTTTGGCCACCGTGACGAGTAGCTCCGCCATGGCGCGGTGGAGGCTCATCGGCGGGACCACCTCACCGGCCACGGAGATGTTCGAGATTTGATTGCGGAGCTCCCGCCCAAGGTGTTCCATCCGCGCCTCGAGCCGGGTTTCGAGCTCCGTGGTGTCCGGGATCGGCGGTGCCTCCACCTCCGCCTCGTCCACCATCACATCATCGGCCATACCTTCTCCTTCCTCTCGTACCGCCAGTACCGCGGCGGACGGATAGGCGGGGAACGTCACCAATGACGCCTCCCGCAATCGTGCTTTGGTGTGGACACGTACACCCTTTTCTCTCCGATGCTCTCCGGGCTCGAATCCGACGGAGAGCCCGCGGGTGATCCCATCCCGGATGAGGCTTAGCGCCTCCCGGGCACGTTCCGTATTAGCTAGGCGGAACGTGCCATGAGCGCCGTCGGATTCGTCCCGGAGCTCTGTCATACGTCCGAGAGGTGCGGAGGTGTCGTGCTGCCAGAGCAATACCACGCTCTCCGGCTCCACCTCCGAAAAGACTCCCGGGGCGAATGCCTCCGCCCCATCCGGGCGATCCGTGGTCACCCCGTAGGGCACGATGAGCCCTTCTATGGTGCGCCCATCACCGTCGGGCTCATCCCGGATCTCCCATTCGGGCTCGAGTACGAATCTCACACCGGCACCTCCGCATCCACGAATCCAAACGATGTTTCACGTAGGGCTTGCTCGAGAGGTACACCCGCGCCGGCGAGAGCTTGAAGGGTCCGGGCCCTGGTTTCGAGATCCTCCCTGAATAGAGGCCGCTTATCGAATTCGATGGGCGGTTGGCCGGGGAGGGTGGCCCATCCTTGCTCCACGATTTCGATGTACGCGTTGAGGCACCATTCCACGAAGTCTGCGCCGATGGCGGCCAGGTTCCGGTAGGTGACCGATGAGGCGCCGCCTTGGATGGCCACCTCCAACATATCCGACGGGATGTGGAAGGCTCGAGCTACTTCCTGAGCGGTGGAGGCGCGGGTTTCGAGCCATCCGATATCCGCCGGGGAGAGCTCGATCGGCTCATATTCGACACCCATATCCAACACCGCCGTATTGCGGACGCCGTTACGGGCGGCGTGCCACCGATTCCGGATCGCCTCCGCCTCATCCTCTGTCAGAAGGGTGTTCGTCTTGAGTACACCGGAAGGCACCCCGGAGGCGGAGAAGAGGCTCGATCCCCACCCTTCCGAATGGGCGGCGCCTTCCCACGTTTGACGCGCCGCCTCTATCGGTGAGAGGCCACGGAGCTCCCCGGGACGTGGATGGAATCGGAGGTGGCGGATACGTTCCGATGGGAGATCCCGGGTTTCATACCGGTAGGTGCGGAGGCGGCGGCGCAAGGTGTCATCCCATTCGACATCGACGAGAGCCGGGTCCAGCACCTGCATGGAGTCGATACCGCGGTCGGTCGGTGTGAGTAGCCAAAAGGCATCCCCGGACCATGCAAGGCTCCATACGGTCTCGAATAGGAAATCGAACCGGGTGGAGAATGGGTCCGGTTGGCGGGAGAGCGGGGTGGAGGTGAAGGTGTCGAGGCGTGCCACCGATGCGGAGATGAGATCGATGGCGGCGTATACCGCCGGTACCGCCTCCGGTGAGATTTGGCCATGGCCCTGGTGCCACACAATCGCATCCAATTGCCATTCGAGCGGATAGGCGGAGGGATCGGTGTCGGTGTGGCGGATCTCGAGCTCGAGCGGCGGTGCCATACGTCGTAGCCGATCCATGAGCCCCATGGGTGGAAACCTACACCCTCATCCCGACACCTTCAACCTCTAGGTGAGGGTTAGGGTTGGCGAGCTCCGGTGGTGCCACGTTCCCGGTTTCCCGCTATTCCGTGAATCTCCCGCCACCGGAGCATTCAGTAGACGTGCGGGACGGCGCGCGGGGCGGCGGCGAGATGGAGAGCCCGGGCGAGAGCCATCACCCCGGGGATCGCCACCGGCGAATCTATCCGGGTGATCCGCCATGAACCGTCGGCGGCGGGACGCCGCCTTGCCGCCGTGATTTGGAGCTCGAGGGTGTCATCCCCACCGTGGATGAGGCGGCCAGCTAGGACCGAATCCCGGATTTGAGAGGATGCCACCACGAATCGTGATCCGGCCACGGCGGTGGTGTCGACGAGGCCGGGTGGGAGGCGATCTATCACACCTTGGGTGGTGTAAGGGTCGAATCCGATGCCTCGAGGCCGGTGGGTGCGAATCCAATCCTCCAACACCCCGGCCACCTCCGCCTCGTCGGCGGCCACATCCCACCATACAACCGGATCGGCCACATACCGGGGCGCGTGGCCGCTGGCACGTGCCACCGCCAGGATCACCGCGGCGCCGGTTTGCGGATCTAGATCTACCGCACCGATGAGGCTCCCCGGATCGGTCCGGACCGATGAGAGATCCTCCACCGCGCACGCTTGCCACGCCTCGAGCGGTACCGCCGGATCCGCGACGGAGGCCACCCACCGGCATAGCGCTTCAGTCTCGAACCGGGCGCCGTCATCGTCGGCGAGCTCCGCCGCCAGGGTGTCGGCGGTTATGAGCTCACCGAGAGCCGGATTCGCCTCACGCTTCCACATCGTCGAGCGCCCGTTCCGGAGCGGCGGACCATTCGAGCCATGCCAGCCGGGGATCGGTCCCGGGCGCGCCGGCGGCGGCACGTCCACGGTCCCGGAGCCGGTTGAGCACTACCGAATCGGGATCTCCCGCATTGGAGAGCACCCATAATTGAGGGTCCGGGGAGGCTCGCATGGTGTAGAGGGCGGCGGAATAGGCGGCGTCGTCCCGGTGCTCACGTGCCTCGTCGAAAACGATGAGATCCGAAGTCCATCCACGCCATGCCGACGGGCGCGGGGCAAGTATCCGATAGGTGGCACCGGATCGCAAGGTGAGCTCTTCCTGCCCGTTGGCCAATCTCACCCGGGCGATCTCCGCTCTCATCCACGCCGTAGATCGGCAGAGGTTCACGATTTCCTCGAACGTTTTCCGTGGTACTGCCCGATCCTGAGCGGTGTGGAGTACCACCCGGCTCCACCCCAACATCATCCCGGCGGTGATCCGACGTGCCGCCAATCCCGTTTTGCCATTCTGTCGGGCGACCACCACGCCGACGGTGCGGTACGCCCATCGGTCCCGTTCCCGTTCGAGCGCCACCCCGGCGGCGTACCTCTGCCATTCGAGCATCGGCCATCCGCACATCCGACAGAAGGCGTCCAACACCGGACCGAGAGAGGCTCTAGGGCTCCGTGGCGTGCCGATCCGCGGTGTCGGTGAGCCCGGGACCGATGGTGACGTTCCCGGCGAGAATCCCGGCGGTGAGATCCCGGAGCTCATCTAGGGGTGAACCTTCCGGGGTGGTCGGAATTCCGGCTCCGGCTCTCGCCTCCGGGGTGA